ACTCATTTTCTTTAGCAAATCTTATTCCTGTCTGTTGGTCGGGTCTTAACTCAAAAGGCATTACCTTCCCTGTTGATTTATCGGTAAATTCCTTTTTGAACATAGCAGGTATCCAACCTTTTTTATTTGCTTTCCCTAATCTAATTCTTTCAAGTTCTTCTGATAACTTTAACTTATCTTTACCTTCATACCATTTTGAAAGGCTTTCTATCCCTTTATCACCTATTGCTAAATACTGTTTTCCGCCTTTCTTTAATACCTTATAATCAAATTCCCCAAGTCCTAATATATTCTGTAGGTTGCTTAATACTTTCTTATCCTTAAATTCTATGTTTATAAACTTTATGTCCCCTGGACTTTTTAACTCCTTTAATAACCTCTCGTGAATTTCTGCATAACCTATCGCATCTCCTAATTCTGTTCTTGCTTTTATTAAGGCTTTTGTTCGTAACCCTTGAACTGCTCTCTTTGGTGTTCCCGCCTTAACTTGTAATCTATAACTATCTGCCAAATTCATTGCTTTTCTGGCTTCCGCCAAAGACTTCCTCATAGCAATAGGTAATCTTTCTGTGTTGTATTTCTCTAAAGCCTTTATTATTTCTTCGAGGTTTTCTCCATTCTTAATATCTCTTGCTAAAAGTTTTACTGCGTTATCTACCCCGATTTTTTCTACTATCTCTGGGTCTAATGCGTAGCCGACAGTATTCTTCGCTACTTCCTCATACCCTCTTATTCCTCCCGCCCTCACATATTTCTCTAAAGGTTTATTTCTTAATTCTACCGTTCCTTCTATTCCTGCGGTAGTTTTCCTTTTGATAAAGGCGAGTTTCTTTTCTACTTCTTCTGCTGTCCTTCTCTCTGCGTCATATGGTCTTACAATCTCGTATTCTCTTTTTAGCCATTCCTCATAATACTTATGGCTTTCTTCGCTTATCATTGCGTCATTATACGGCACCATTGTTTCCCCGATACCTTCCCAAATCACCTTTTCCTTAATTAGTGATATTCCATAATCCGTTAATACTGGCTCTATACTGCATTGGCAATATGGGTGCGGGTAATCAGGCAATTCATCTGCTGTATAAACCCCTCTTGGGTCGAGTTCAAAAATACTTACATTCAAACTTGCTAATAGCTTACTTGCTTGTTCTCCTGTTCTCTCCGCAAACTTATCACATATATCGTATATCTTATGTCGGGAGCTTAATGTCCATCTTCCGAGTAATCCAAGTTCCTTCATTATTTCCCTTGAAGCCTCTTGCTTTGCCCTATTGTATTCTGATACTAAAATTCTTTCATTATATTTGTAGTTACTACCGCCGATTAAACTTCTCCCTGTTTCCCTGTTATCTGTCATAAAGGCTAAAGACCTTATCCTACTTTCCTCTACGCCTTTTTTTGTATCACTTAATGTTATTTCCTGCCTCAATCTTTTATTGGCAAGTCTTTTTGAAACATCAAGTCTTTTTTCAAGTGTTGCCCCTTTAAATGTTCCCAAGGATTTTGCTATCGCTTGATTTCTCAACTTCTCTTGTTCCAATTCCGTCAATGGTGGAAACCCATTCAGTTTTAGCCAAGCATTTTGTTTACTTATTGTTTCTGATATTGCTGTATCTATACTTGTCATAATGGTTGCTCTTACATCTGCATTCAAATTCCTTGTAACCCTATATACCCTGTTCATAGCATTTTTAACTTGTGAAGGCTTAATAGGCTTTGAAAAAATATTACTTAAATTCTTCGTTCCCTCGATATGGTCTTTGTAGAGTAGACCTCTGGCTATGTTTACATTCGTTCTATCACCTTTTATATCTGTAGCCATTTAATCCACTCCTATTCTTCTAAATCATTATCTCCAATATCCGCATCGAATTGGCTTTGTATTCCTGCTATATCTATATTTTCNGCNCCTGCTAAATCNAACATCAAATTCTGTTGTTCCTTTTGATACTCCCTTATTTTCTCTAATTTCTCTTGTATATCNCCCTCATAACCTAANTCTNTTAAAGCACCTTCTGGTTCTTCTAATCCTAAATTCATCTTTTGGGCTATAATCTGTAACTGCACCATTTCATCTTTCGGTAATGGGTCTGGGAATGTTACTGTAATATCAAATACCTTCTTAATTCCTTCACTTGTTGACATTAAGTCGTTCAATAATTTCCTTTCTTCATCACTACCCTTAACCCTCAATAGCTTTATTACTAACCTACATACATCTTTTATTCCACCGCCATAAGTTTGTCTTTTCAGCCAAGTCTTTTCTAAAAGCGGTGCATATTTTATCTGTAGGGCTACCCCTGTTGTATTCGATACTGCACTTTTACCTCCAAGACTGTCCTCTGGTGTATTTGACAGTTCGTGTATAGCTGTTTTGATTGTCGATATAAAACTGTTTGAAGCATTTAGGTCTGAATTAAGTTCAAGGTTATAAACCTTTGCGTCTTTCGGTAATCCTCCCCAAACCTTCTTTGCACCCTTCTCCAAATTCTTGGATTTTGCACCTTGTATAATCGTTATCGGTGCTGAATGGTAGTTGATTATATCAGATACATCTGTAACCTTTGCGTTTAATTCCTTCTGTAATGGAATTATGCTTTTCAGGTCGCTTTGCCCTCTACTCTCCCCTGCAAGTGGAATATTTTTTATCTGGACAATATTTATCTCCCTCATTATGTTCGGGATTTCTTCCACTAAGTCATTGTCTATATAATAGGAAATGGTATCTCTTGTTACTACCTCTTTATACATCCGTGCTACAGGTTTTCCATCAATTCCCATTTCTAAAATAGCATATTGTAGAGTGCAACTCACCATTTTATCCTTATCATGGCTACTATATACAGGAAATACAGAACTGGTCGGTAACACATCAATCCTTACTTTCCCATCTGGGTATTCTTCCTCGTATAACATTCCATTATCATCTACCTCTGGGTCTTCCCACGATACCTTTATAAAGCAATCCCCTGTTATTGCCCCCATCTGCCCTATTTCTACGCCTAAAATATCTTTCTTATTATATTCCCATACTTCATCTAAAAGAGGTTTCAATTCCTGTGCTACTTCTTTATGGGGCTGTATTCTGAAACCTTTTCCAAATAAGAAACTTACTGACTTATCCACAATGGCTTTTGCGTAGTTGAAGGTAATAAGGCTTTCTCCTTCTTCCCTAACTACTCTCCATTGTTCTCCTAAATAAAAATCCCAATACTCCGATATTTCATTTAATCGTCTTTGCTCGGAAAGTCCAAGTCCAGAGAATAGTTCAAATACTCCTAAATCAGCCATCATTACCCACTACCCCTTTTCCTGCGGAAAACTCATTTAATATCTTTTTGTCTTTAACTCCTACTGCTTCATATACATTGGCTTGTAACATTTTCTTTACTCTATTTAACCGCCTCATTTTTTCTTTATATGTTTCCCCTTCTTTCTTAATGTAAGGGTTTTCTAAATCTTCATAGTCAAGAGGTCTATTTTCATTTGGGTTTCTTCCTTCTCTTAAAATATATCTATGTTCCACCTGTTTCACCCCTTAACATTATTCTCTATTCTCAATTTTCTTTCTTGTTACTTTTGCACCTTTGTTAAAGTCAATCTTATACTTCCCTTTTGCATCTGCTTTTCTCGGTTCTCCGAATTTCCCTATATTACTCCTGTTCTTCTTATATTTCAAATCCATCTTCTAACCCCTCCTACTAAATTATACCAAATCCTTTTGGCAAAAATAAAAAGACAGTTTGATAGCGTTAAAGCACTACACCTAAATAGGCGGGTAATAATTAACTTGGTAATATGCTTTAACTATTTTTCTATCATTCTGCCTTTGGGAAAACCTATACTATATACTTCTCTACTTTTATAATATACAGGTTTCTCCAATTTGTCAAGTTCTTTTAATAATCTAACTAAATAATCTATACCACACCGCCAAAAAATTTAGGCTTTTACTTCAATTTCTCCGCCGTATTTTATAGCACAATCATAATACCAATCCTCCTTTACTCTTTTAGTTTAGTTACTGATTTCAAATTTTTCCTTTCTATTCTTTTTTTATTAGTTTCTTTTGTTACTTTAAGTTCTAAAGTTGATATATGTAGTATAGATAGTTTAGATTCTAAAGTGAGGCTGGGTTTAGATTCTAAAGTGAGTATAAGTTTATGGGTTTAGATTCTAAAGCGACTTATGGGTTTAGTTTCTAAAGTGAGTATAAGTCCTTTATTACACACCGCCAAAAAACTTATTGTATGCATATCCTATCTTCCCTGCCTTTTGTCTGTTATTATATATTCTCTCTATCTTTCTTCTATACTTGTCATCATCAGTTATTCTTATTATGCTTTCCAAATCCCGCAAACTACTTCTTCGTGGGACTATTTTATATAAAGCCATTTTCGCCAACCATTCCCCTTGTTTCATCGTGCCTATGTGCGTGTGTCCTTCTTCAAAGTGCTTTCGCTTGTTTATTATCATAGCACCATCTTTTGTTTTAACTATTAAATAATGCTCCACCCATTTTTCATTCTCACCCAAAAAGTTTCCTTCTTCCAAGATACTCTTGACTATATCTTGGAACTCTGTCATAGAAGGTATTTTCCTCTACTTCTATTTCGGGCATACCTTCTGTTTGACTTGCTAACATAGCCAATGCAAGGCTATCGCAATAATCGTCTTTTGCCCCTTTTTCGTCTGGGTGATGGCATACCATATATTTTCCACGCCACGATTTTTCTAATTCTAACATTTGCTGTTTGAAAGTCTGCCACTTCTTATATCTTTCGGCTCTACTACCATTGGGAATGTAAAGGCGGTTAGCTTTTAACTCTTGATTGAGATACATATACATTGCCGACTTATTTGGCATTGAGAATACATAACCTACTACATCTGCTATTCCCTCATAATAGTATTTAAGTCTGTCTACCATTCCGTCACCTACTCCTGTGCAATCCGAGTAGATTATTCTAATATTGTATTTATTCAGGAAATCGACTACTTGGTAGAACTGACTCTCGTAATCATCTCCCGTCAATTCAAGCCAATCTAATATCTGTGTTCTGTAATGCGTTACCCCAGATAGTTCATCTACTTCCAGAGGTTTTGCCCAGTCTACATCAAGGACAGTCACTACTGTACTGTCGTGCTTTTTCGCCCAGTCTATTCCTGCAACCTGCGTTCCTTCCCTCTTACTATGCACTAACTCTAAATTCTTTGGGCTTAATTCTATTAGCTCGTTGAATTTTTCTTCTGTGATGAACATACCTCTTTCAAGGATGAACTCGCATTTATATGCCATTCTAAATTCATCACTATTTTCGCCTAGCCTTTCCTTCTCCCTCTTTATAAATGCCCTATATCTTGGGTTGTACTTCTCCACTATCTTGTAGTCGTTTTGGAAATGGTAGCGTCTTTTACCTTTCAAGTTCCTACGCCTGTTCCTTTGGATTGCCCTCAAAAAGTCACTTTTCTTATCGTTTGCAGTACCGACCTTTATAATCGTTGCGTTTGTTGAAGCACCCATCGGGTGGATACTTTTCCTAACTACCCTGTTGTCTACATCTTGTGCTTCCTCAACCACTATCAAATGGTAGGTCTTACTCTCAATATTCGCATTCTTGTTAGCACTCATTGGTATGCAATAACTACCATTACTCAAGGCTATCAAGCTGCTTATACTCTTTAACTCTAAATCTATATCGTCATCTGCCAAAACCATTTCAGCGTTTTTACTGTTAATCCTCATTTTCGCCCTGCTAAATGTCGTTCCTGCTTGGTCGCCACTCGGTGCGAATATCCCGACATAAATCCCATTCTTATAGTTCTGCAACGGCTCATACCACGGAAACAGTTTTGCTAATACCGGCAAGATTATCATACACCCTGCTATTATACAGGCGTTCGTTTCAGATTTCGGATTGTTATTACCCATAGGCTTTTTATCCTATGCTCTGGAGGTTTCCCTCATTTTCATCGGTTGGTCAATTCCAACCCAGCCTAGCATACATTTTCATCTTCAACTTAATGGTCAGATGCAGGACACTCGTGGTATGATTATATTCTCTTTCGAGTTTCACCTACTATGCGTTACGGTGCCAAGAGTTCTTTAATTCTCTTAGTTACCTCGGTATTGGCATATCTTTCGACTTAGCTTCTACCGATTCTGCCCTGTAATTATCTAAATCATTTCTGATATAGACGGCAATTTATTTACCACTCTGTCTACTAAATAATGCCGTTATTTCCTCTCCGTCATTTAGTAACAAACTCTCTACTATACCTTCCCCATACTCCGATTGATATGGGTAAAAATTCATGCCACTCACTACCTCGCAGAATTTTACCACTTTCTTNGTCATGTCCGCTANATCAAATTTCTGTTCCGCTACCTTATTTACTTNCTTGCCTCGCTTCTCGTTCTCTTGTATCTCTCGGAGGTCAATATCCATCATATTCGTTACCTCCTTTGGGTGTCTTATACAAAGTGTTTTATATACAAATTTTTATGATAGTAGCTGGCAACAC